GGATTAGTTGCCGTATTCTGAGGCACGATAAGATAAGATGGTGCGAATCACACCGGCGGCTTTAGTGGCTCCGGCGGCTGTGATCTTGATTGCGAGAACCCGATCATTAACCTTGTCCAATGGAGTCGTCAGAAAACCTGCGCCGTTACCGCGAATGGTTCTAACTGCCTCTGCCTGGCCACCGATAAGAAACTCAGTACCGGCAATGATTCCGGTTCCTGCTTCGTCAAGTAAGCCCACGGTAAACCTCAATAGGTCTACTGCATGGGCATCAAGCTCGTCTGTGTGAATGGTCAAGTCTGTTGGAGTGCAATCGGCAGGGAGATAGCCCATTTTAACGATATCCCCAAGGGCAAGGGTAATAGGCAGGTTCGCCTTGTCATCGGTAACGTAAACCTCTCCGGCAGACTGAGGACACAGGATTGATTTTTCAAAATTGATACTTGTAAATACTGGCATAAAAAATATTCCTTTTTGTAAGGGGTGTAACGGTTACACCCCTTTATTGTTGGTAAGGAGTATGAATACCCCTTATGGTTTCATTAAGCGGGTTTTGAAGCCGCCGTATCATATGCAATCACGCCATAGTCAAGACCATTGAACTTGATCTTTTCCATACCGAACATTGAGTACGTGCTGATAATCAGAACGTTCCCGTTGTCCCGGCTTTCCTCGTGCCAATCAAACCGCAGACCGGAACCAGAAGAACCCCAGGCGATGGCCATGGCCTGTTCTCCCATGAAAAGCGCTCTGGCTCCCTTGATTGCACCGGCTCCACAATCATCAAACCGGATTACGCCCTTGTGTTTCTGGAGAACGACATTGTTGTGCATTCCCAAGCCACCCTTGCAGATTGGTGAATTTCTGCCCTCGGAAGTTGCAAGTGCTTTCTGGATGTCCAGCCACTTACCGGCGGCTGTGTCTGTCCTGATGTCGTATGCTTGCCATGGGTTCATGAGCAAAAGGAAGTGATCCTCTCCATCCAGTTTGAACGGCTGAATCTGTGGAGTTTCCTGGGTGCCACCGCCCATCATCTCAGCCTGTGTAACAAGCTGATCAACACCACTTAGAGACATCTTATCGTCTGCTGTCAGTGTTGCCTTTGCCTTGTCGTTTGCAAAGTAATGATGCAGGGAATCAGGAGCAGACAGGGCATTGTTGGCAAAGCCGGGATATGTTGAATCAAAAATAAACTCACTGTTTGCGCCCCTTGTCCCGGACATATACATAAAGTGCATTTCGTCAAACACTCTTGCCCACCAATCGGACTGCCTTTCCCTTGCAACCTTCCGCAGATCATGAATGGTTCTTTTCCTGGTCATCCTGCCACCAGCGTTCACGCCTCCTCTCATCTGATCAATATACAGTCCGTCCGTGTAGAACTTGAGTTTTTCCTCTTTGTTCTCCAGGATGTCGTCACCCTCTACGGGCTTCATTTTTAACTGCATATTAAGGTCAAAAGAAACGTACTCCCCTGCGTCGTTCTGTAGCCTGTCGATCTTGACTACAGGAGTGGATCCTCCTTCCGGGCCCGTAAACTTCTTGGCCCAAAAAGATTTACGGGGTGCATCCACCGCCATGAAAGCGGAATACTTCTTTACCGCTTTCGGGTCATTAAGACCAATAATTGTCTTACTCATAATTCAATCCTTGTTTTGTAATAATTGATCGGTCTTGCCCTGAAACAGGGGAGCTATAAGAACCCTGACCTTATATTTACACTCGGACCTTATGCCCGTGCGTATGCCTCTAACTCTGCCGTGGACAATTTAGAAACAGCCAGCTCGTAAGCTACGCCATCCAATTTGTCCAGATATTCAAAGCCGCCATCCATGTTGCCGTCAGATGCCGGAACATCTTTCAAGGTTCGAGGAGTCGCCCTGCTTGCTGATGCTTTTTTGGCATCCTTTACGGCTTCCTGTCCCTTTGATTTGTCCTTATCCTTGCCCTTGCCCACCTCCACATTAAAGGCTTTTTCAATGGCCTTTTTCGCTTCTGCCAAAAGGATATCACCGGGCTTCGATGCCCATGCTTTATCAGCAAGGAGTTTATTTACTTCCCGAGCAAAGGCGTCATAAACAATGGGATTGCTTTTAAGATGATCGTTTGTGGAGAAAAAGGTGTCCTGCTCTGACTTCCATGTGTTCTCTGCTGACATCTTGAGAGTTTCGTCCCGCACAATTTCACGGGTCTTGTCTCTCTCAATACTCAATCGCTCCTTTATGTAGGCGTCAAAATCAAGATCCCCGTCATTAAAACTTTTTTCAAGCTCCGCGATTTTTGTATCATGGGGGTTTACAACAACTGGTTGATGATCAGCAATGTTAAGACTGTCTCCTGCATCATTATCCGCAGGTTTAACCGCTTCGGCTTCCTTGCTTGCATCCTGGACAGTAGCCTTTTCAATCTCTGCGCTGTTATCGACAAGTGATGTGTCATCATCTGGCTCAACATTCTCTCCGGAATCCTGGTCCTCTTCGATGTCTGTACCTGTTTCAAAATCAGCATCATCATCATCTTCAGACTCATTGATCGCTTCAAGCTCTTCATCTGATAACCCCTCCAGTTCTTCGTCTGTAAACTTGCCCATGTTACTTTGCTCCCTTTGTCTTGTTGTCTGACTTTACGCCAGTGATCCCTTGCTTTGTTGCGAGGATCCTGTCTTTTGATTTCGCCTGCTCGTTACTGCTATCCAACTGCTTGTTGCCAAGTTGGATGTCATGGAGAGCTTTGGCCTTTTCGATATTCAGTTTTTCTCTGTCGTATTGCATCCCGGCCCTGGTCGCTTCGGAATCAGTGTTATTTTTAACCACCTCTGATTCCAGCTTCTTCATTTCAAGATCCTGCATGGCCTGTGCTATCTGTGCCTGTTGCTGTTCTGCCTGTGCCTTTGCCTGTGCCGCCTGTTGCGCTTCCGGGTCGTTAGGGTCAGCCTCAGGGTCAGACTGGCCATTGATTGAGCGGATCCTTGCGACAAGATCCTCTTTGCCTGGGATATCTGAGAGATCAACAATAAGATCAAGCAAGGCAATGGCGATCTGTGGGTCAAGCCTTGCTGACATCTCCATCATTGTCTCAAAGGTTGCTTGCCGGATACTTGCCGTCCATGCCGATGAATCAACTATAAAATCAGCCTGGGCAGAGGTGATGTCATTAAGGTCCCCTGTTGCCGGGTCCACACTGTTGATGCTCACAAACTCCGGCAGGTTCTTTTCATTTGTGATCCGGAACTTTTTTTCCTCGGTGTAATACTGCTCAACCAGGGATAAAAGCATTTCCCCAAGTAGTTGGGTTGATACCCTTAGATTGTCAAAGAGTTCAGAGTTTACAATGTTTCCCTGCTCCTTCCTGGCTTCAATGGCCTTGCCCGAGGTGGCATTGGTTTCCCGGCCCATCTGCTCGTCTGTTACACCCGCAACGGCTTCGATGTATTCTGCATCCTGGTTCATCAACTGGACGTGCTCTTGTGCAAGTCCCCTTTCATTATTGATTTCAAGCTCGGAACCCTTCCGCTTTTTGATAATACCGTCTGGTCTGCTGACCTCTTCCGCGAGTTCGTCCCAATCATCAACTGCGTCATCGTCTGCAACGATCTGATTGGTGGCCAGGATGAATAGGGCCTTGGACCGTCTCTTGTTCAAATCGTCTTGAACATCCCTGAGATTGCGAACAATGCCGTATTGAGTATTGTCCTTTTTCTTCCGGAACCCCCAAATCGGCACAAATGGGAATCTGTTGTGGTTGTAAGGTGAGTCGGCATCCTGAAGGATGATATCCCCTGTGAAGATCATGCACTTTACAATCATTTTGATTGCATCTGTTGTGGTTGCAAAGCCATTGTCCACAAGCTCCTGGTGCTTAGGCTCGTCTGAATAAAACCTTTGCCCCCTCAATGTGCCGATAGACTCTGTGCCATCTTCAAGCACAAGCACGGATTCAGGGGTTTTATACCAGCACTCCACGATTTCAAGGCGGCTCCTGGATCCGAATGAGCTTTTGTCACCGCCTTTGCCCTCGATCTGGACCTCCACGTCTGTGTCGTCGTCTGTCTCGTCAAATGAGGAGTAGGCGTCACTTGCAGAACCGGAATTGTTGCTCATGATCTTGATTGCACCGGCAAACTTGGGGAACATGGCACAGGCAACATCAAGGTCAACCCGCTTTCTCCTGATAACAAACCGAGCATCCTTTATATCCACCCGCACAGACAAGGGATCAAACCACAAGTTTCGCCAATCCTCGTAATCAACAAAGATTGTCTCCTGTGTTGGGTCTTGGGTTACCCCTGCCTCAATCCATCCAAGCCCACTTATCACGCCATCCTTGAAAGCCTGGGAGCGCTCAACCGACAATTTATTAACATCTGAAATGTATTTAAGGAGTTGTGTCTTACTCTCGGCTCCCTTTGCATCTTCTGCCGTCCTGGGGAGAACCCGATAATCTATCCTGTTTTTCTTTTCGCTTCCGATGATCCAGTCTGTAGTGGGTTTGATCCGATTAAAGACAGTGGCAATCTGCCCCCTGGATTCAACTTCTGCTTTATCTTCCGTGCTCCACTGTTCACCATCGTAAAAATCATGATCCTTTAAGGACTCGGCCCTGGCCCCTGCCTGGATGGATTTTGCATAGCTCCACCAAGACTTGATTTTGTTAAGCCGTGCAAGATCCTCCTCGGACTGTTCAGGGATGGAAGAGTAATCTTCTTTTTGATCCTCGGTGCCGAACATGGAAGAGTTTTCTGTCGATACAGTGTAATCGCTCATTCTCTGAACTCCACCGTGTCTCCATCAACCGTGGCCTCACTGATAGCCCTTGCAAATGCCTTGGACATACTGCCCTTTGGGGGTTCTGGCGGGGCTTTAAGCAGATCGTCAATGCCATCCTCAATCACACTTGCAACCTCGGCCATTTTTTGGCTTGAGATCACAAC